GTGAATTCATATCAGATTATGACAAAGCCGTGATTCTGCATATTGCCAAGAATATCGAGATTCCGGTCTATAAAATGAAATCGGATCTCAACCGAAAGCGGCATCAACTATCAGCACAGCCAATCTCGGCAAAACGCGTTTCAGAACTACTTGAGATGATTTAGTCACTTCGGTGACTTTTTTTCTTGCATTTTTGGGGCCCTCGAGTGATGAATATCATTATCAATGGAGGCGTTGAAAATGCCTAAGGTTGAAGACAAGCTTCGGATCATTCATATGAAAGGCGAAGAGCATTACAAAGGCAGAGAAGGGGTCATCGAATGCATCGATGACATCGGGCAACTCCATGGCACCTGGGGAGGGCTTGCCGTGGTGCCGGAGGAAGCCGATTACGAGGTGATCTCTCATGAAGTGCAGCATCTGCAATAATCCCATTTCGGGAGAATCAAACAATCCCTTACCGTTACCCGGGAAAGCCTGTTGCTCTGAATGCAATATCAAGGTCGTTGTTCCGCTTCGACTATTCCAAAGCGGAGTTTACCCAGATCAAGCACTCCTGATTTCGACCGAGGGAAAGCTCGATTTTGCGAAACCCAAGAACGGCGTTTTCAATCTTAAAGAACTACAATCACTGGTTCAAGGGTTCATTGAGATCTACCCAATCAGGATGCCTAACCACCTTGTGATAGTCAACGAGGAGGGATTGATTCACAAGATGCCGTTCAACCGACTTGCTGAGTTGGCATTCGGTATCGAGGCAGTTGGCCCTGTATTGATCTGTCCAAAGCTAATCTTCGAATGAGGTAAGTCAATGTCGAAAACCAAAAATGTGAACGACGAACTGGAGCGACTTCGGTCGCTTTTTTCATCCGTCGATGAAACCAAAACCAAGCTTGTCGATAACCTAATCGAACAAGCCGCATTCATGAAAGTCGAACTCGGCATCCTTCAGGAACAGATTCGCAAGCATGGATCCGTGCAGGTTTCCAGCAAGGGATCGCAACGCCAGACGGAAGCCGCCAAATACTATACGAAACTGATCAATGCCTACGGAACGGTCATCAAGACCCTGAACTCCATTATGGGGAAGAACGTCATTGAAGGTGATGATTCGTTTGATGAGTTCCTCAAGCGAGCCAACGTCTGATGAACTACTTGTTGGAATACCGCCGACAGATTGAAGAAGGAAATATCCTGATTGGCGATGAACTCAAGAAGCAGTTGGATAACCTAGTGGATGATCTTGCGAATTCCCCGTATATTTTTGATGAAAACCCGGGGAACTTGCGGATCGACTTCATCGAAACCTTCTGCAAGCATACCAAGTCGCCCTTCAATGGGAAACCATTTATCCTCGAGTTGTGGGAGAAGGCAATCATCCAGACCGCCTATGGTTTCAAGATCAAAGAGACCGGATTGCGACGTTTCAACGAAGTGATTCTATTGATTGCTCGGAAAAATGGGAAGACCACATTCGTTGCAGGAATAGACTTGGCCGAATTCTTTCTGTCGAGAGGTGGCGTCGACATTGTTTGTGCTTCGAACACGAGCGAACAGGCGAACATCCTCTTTGAAGAGATCAACAACATGCGAGAACAATCTCCTGTTCTATCCAACGAGAAACGTAGCAAAAAGAACATCTTCTTCATCTATTCTCCGAAAACCAAGAACAAGATCAAGAAATTGTCCGCTCAAAGCCGGAATAAAGATGGATATAACATCGAAGTCGGATGCATCGACGAAGTCCACGAGATGACCGACTCAAAAGTCTACGATGCCATAAAACAGAGCCAGTCCACGAAGAAAGAACCGCTCATCTTCATCATCACAACAGAAGGAACCACCGTTGGAGGTTTCCTCGATGGAAAACTCGAGTACTGCCGGAAAATGCTCAAGGGCGAGATCACGGATGAGCGAGTACTGCCTTGGTTATATACTCAGGACAACACCCAAGAAATCTATGACGATCCAAGGAACTGGCAGAAATCGAATCCAAGTATCGGAGTCGTCAAATTGTCTTCCTACCTCGATGACGTGATGAACAAAGCCAAAAACGATCATTCGACTCGAGTGACAATGCTTTGTAAGGACTTCAACATCAAACAAGTCGATCAGGGCGCATGGTTGTCTTTCGACGACCTTAACAACGAGACCCGGTTTGACATAAATTCGCTCAAGAATTCCTACGCGATCGCCGGGGTAGATTTGTCATCGACGACAGACCTTACCGCCGCCGTGCTCGTCATTCAGAAGAAGGACGACAATCGCAAGTATGTCATTTCGCATTTCTTCATGCCGAGCGACGCGGTCAAGAAACGGATGGAAGAAGACAATGTTCCCTATGACATCTGGATCAAGCGCGGACTGATCACGCTGACTGAAGGAAGCCAGAACGACTTCAGTCTCGTGACAAAATGGTTCATGAAGATGATTCAAGAATACCAAATTCGGCCACTGTGGGTCGGTTTCGATCCGTGGAACTCCCAATACTGGATCAAGGAAATGGAAGATCTGGGTTTCAATATGGAAAAGGTCCGCCAAGGAATCTACTCGCTTTCTGAACCCATGAAACAACTAGAGGCGGACCTCAAGAACAAAGTCGTTGTTTACGACAACAACCCAATTTTGAAATGGTGTTTGGCGAACACCCAAGCAAAGGTTGACTTGAATGGAAACATCCAACCTTCAAAACTCAATTCAAAGTACAAGCGGATTGATGGAACTGTGGCCCTCATAATCGCATATGCGGTTTTGAACAGATATAGAATCGACTACGAAAACATCTTGTGAGGTTTCGACATAAATTCATTTATGCTATACTCATTTTGAGGTGTTCGAAAATGGGAGAAAGAATAAATGTAAAAAGGTTCCTAAAAGAAAATAGTGGTGTCTTGTTTTCGTGCTACGACCTAAATGAAATTCCGTTGGAAGTCAAGAAAAAGGTCGTAATCCACAATAAACCGACCTTCTACGGAACAGTATTCAATATCGTGTTCGACTATTCCTTGTTTTGCAAAGGTTTTTTTTCAGAGTATTCCCCAAAATTCAGTGACGTTCTTCCTCTCGACAACGGTATAAAAAAAATCAAAAAGAAGATACAAGATAAGAAACCGTTAAGCGAAAAAGAATACATCATCCTTGAGTATAATGAGGAAATATTCAGAAGCAACGGACATCCCTCTGCGTTCCTTGAATACGATACCGACTTGATTGAAGATGAAGACATTGCAAAGATGCATGATGACATGCCCAGTATTATTCAAGGAATTGATGATTTCATTGGCACAATAAAAGACGATGATACCTTCATCCGAAATCCACTTTTTCATTCAGAAAAAACAGATATTTTTGGGGATGGGGATTTCATCATGAATGACATTCTTTTTGAAATTAAGTGTGTTGCCGAAGATGGTATATCCCTTAAAACACAACAACAATTAATCCTCTATAAGTTGATCAACGACATAAATGGGGATACTCGTCAGTATCAAATCAACAGGTTCGGGTACATCAATCCAAAAAAAGGACAACTTCATGTTTGGGACGCAGTTATTCCAGAATATGTTCAAAGAAGATGGGATAAATTTCTGAAAGGTCCAATGTACGATTTGATTTAGTATATGTTTGGGGGAGACTAATATCGCTATTTTCAAGAGAAAGAAGAAGGAAGGTTCCACAAGCGCCTTCCAACTGCTAAACAATAACCACCCCTTCTTCACACCCTTTGGATCGAACATCTCCAAGAGCGACGTGGTGAAGATCTGCATCGACAGGGTGGCGAGCCAGTGCGCGAAACTTAGACCGCGATACATCAAAACCGAGTCCGACAAGACAGTGACCGAGAAACAAGGCCGACTGTCTTTTCTTTTGAAGCACCGGCCGAATCCGCTCATGACACCCTATGACTTCGTGTACAAGGTGATCACGCTATTGTTGTTGAACGACAATGCGTTTGTGTATCCGATGTTCGACGCGATGAACGGCGGCGTCAAGGCCCTCTATCCGCTTCGGCCCATTCTGGTCGAAGCTCTGATGGACAACGCCGATTCGCTGTACTTGAAGTTCTTCTTCGAAGACGGCCGGCAGTTCACTTTGCCGTATGAGAACGTCATCCACCTGCGGAAATACTTCGCGTCAAATGATCTCTTTGGCGGTAATGGGTCTTCGGGTGACCATGAAGCGGTTCTGAAGACGATCACCATCAACGAAAACGTTCTACAGGGCATCGACAATGCCGTCCGATCCTCCATGCAGATCAAGGGCATCATCAAGATGAACGGCATGCTCTCGGAGACGGACAAGAAGAAACAGCGTGAACTGTTCGATGCCGCCCTCAATGATTCCATTTCGACTAAAGGAAGTTCCATCATTCCCATTGATCTCAAATCCGAGTATGTTCCCTTGACCGTCGACCCGAAGTTGATTGACAAGGAGACGCTCGAATTCCTGCAGTCGAAGATCTTGGATTACTTCGGGGTCTCCGCGCCGATCTTCGCAAACAAGTACTCGGAAGAAGATTTCAACTCGTTTTATGAATCCACCATCGAGCCTCTGGCCATCCAATTGTCCGAGGCTTTTTCTTTGGGACTGCTCACGGAAAACGAGTTGACGCGTGGAGAGGAAATCATCTTCTACAGCGAGCGGCTTCAGTACGCGAGCTGGAACACCAAGGTGTCGGCCATCGAGAAACTGATGAGTCTGGGAATCATGACCCTGAACGAGTCGAGAGGACTCCTGGGGCTTGAACCCATCGAAGGTGGAAACAAGCGACTCCAATCGCTCAATTTTGTCGACGCCGATCAAGCAAACAAGTATCAGGTCGGAGAAGAGGAAAAAAGCATATAAAAAAGCGACCCCAAAAGTTGGCTCACATGCCATGAAGTCGCTTAGTGAATCTGGTGGCCAGTATCTTTCAACCAGCTCGGTCCCTGTTAGCCCGTGTGCAGGTGGGGAGCTCGCGATAATAAGTCTGT